TACGATGATTGCGTTTGGTACAGGTGGTGATATGGGGGCAGGACTAGAATCACTTAAAGAATTATTTGAACGGCCCAAGGCATACGGCTGTTTAGAGTTTGAGAATATCTGGGATGAGGAATTTATAGGTCAGAAATGCGGATTCTTTATACCACAGTATGCTAATATGGAAGGTGAGTACTTCAACGATGAAGATCCTAATGACCCGTTTAACGGTGAGCCTTTTATGGATGAAGATGGTAATACCAATGTGAGGGTAGCTAAGAAATTTATCATGATTCAACGACTTAAGGTTGTTAAGAACTCATCTGATAAGAGAGCTATTGATAGGCATACAGCAGAACAGCCTTGTACTCCAGCAGAAGCCTTAATGGATTTCTCTGCAAATATCTTCCCTAAAGTAGATTTACAAAAACATTTAGCCCACGTTAAAAATACAGAGTCTATTAATAACTACAAACAAGTAGGTGACTTATATTTTGACAATGGCGGCACAGTACACTGGCAACCTACAGAGTTACTGAAGCAACGAGATATAACTAAATACAAATTAGATCCTGAAGATGACGACAGGGGCCAAATAGTTATATGGGAACACCCGAAGAAAGATCCTCCTTGGGGATTATATATTGCAGGATGTGACCCGTATGATCATGATAGTTCAGGTACTACATCACTAGGGAGTACATTTATATATAAGAGGTTTAGAGAGTACGACAAGTATTATGAGCTTCCAGTAGCAGAATATACAGGTAGACCTGCAACAGCGACAGAGTACTACGAGAATGTAAGGAAGCTACTATTATATTATAATGCAACGTTACTATACGAGAATGAGAAGAAGGGATTATTCTTTTACTTTGAACGTATGAACTGTACACATCTATTAGCAGATCAACCTAACGATCTTATTACAGATATTGTTAAAGATAGTAAAGTAGTAAGAAAGAAGGGTATACACATGAACCAGGCTATTAAGAACTGGGGAGAGATTGCTATACGCGACTGGCTAATAGAGGAGTACGAACCAGGTAAGAAAAACCTGAATAAAATATTATCACCAGCGTTACTAGAAGAGTTGATATTCTATAATGATAAAGGTAACTTTGATAGGGTTATGTCCTTTATGGTTACTATTATGTATAGAGAACAGCTTCATAAAGTAATAGTTAGAGATAAGAAAAGAGCAAACAAAAACGCCAAGCAGTTGTTTGACGTTGATATATTCGATACTAATTACGATGCTGAGATTGTAAGGAGCTATAGGGATAATGTCCCTGACTCTGTAACAGTACCAGCTAACGGAGTCTTTAACAGGAACATGTTTTAACCTGTAAAGATATATTTTAACTTTAAAAGATTATGGCAGACACTACTTACAATCCCAGAACTACAGTGGAGCCTTCTCAGAAGTTATCTATGGCAAGGAAGACTGAAGATTGGAAGAAAACAAATGTGGATTCTTTCATTGGTAAAGCTTCTTTCGGAGGTATAACTGGATCATCTAGAAAAGCTGATATGCGAGTCGCTTACGATTTGTATAATGGTATTTTTGATGAGAAAGATTTCAAACATCTTACAGATCCATTTAAGACAGATGAAAGCTTTCCAGCTACTCTTCAGAACTTTAATATTATTAAGCCTAAGATTGACCTACTGAAAGGTGAAGAGACCAAGCGTCCATTCTCGTTCAAGATTGTACAAACAAATGAAGAAGCTACCTCTAAGATGCAAGAGAAGCATATGGAGCTACTTACTCAAGCTATTGTAGATATTGCATTAGCAGGAGATGCAGATGACCCTGTAACAGATCAGGAGATCGACCAAGTAGAGGCAATCTCTAAGTACATGAACATGGACTACTCAGATGTGGCTGAGATGCAAGCATACCACACTCTTAACTATCTCAATGAGAAACTAGACATGAAGACTCAATATCTTACAAACTTCCATGACCTTAAATGTGGTGCAGTGGAGATTGGATATGTTGGAGCTATTAATGGAGAGCCTACTTATGAGAGAGTAAATCCACTGCATTTTAGCGGTGATACTACAGCCCCTACTGGATATATAGAAGACGGTGATTGGGCAGTTCGTAGAATGAAAATGACTGCATCTGCAGCTTATGACAGATTCTATGACATAATGAAAGAGAGTGATCTAGATGAATTACTTACTAAGTTTAACGCTAATGGTTTCTCACATAAAGGGTCTGAGGGCGGTTACGGTGTAAAATGGCGCAGCATGCCAGGTACTGATTTCTTTCAAGAAGGATTTTCAGATCAGGTAATAGACATATACCATGTAGTATGGAGGTCTCTAAAGAAGATTGGATTCCTTACATACACTGATGATATGGGAATTGAACAGGAAGATATAGTAGATGAGACTTACAAACCACTTCCAGAAGAAGAAGTTGTATGGGATTGGGTTGATGAAATCTGGGAAGGATATAGACTAGGCGATGATATTTATATTGGAATGCGCCCTATACCTAATCAGAACATATCACTAGATAATCCTAATGCTACTAACTTACCTTATATAGGTAATTTCTATGGGAATATTAATACAGCTCCAAGATCTTTAGTAGAGATTATGAAGCCTTTGCAGTATTTTTATATTACTATAGTATACCAATTACAGTTAGCTATTGCTAGAGATAAAGGTAAGATACTTACTGTAGATGTTACACAGATACCTAAGTCGTTAGGGATTGACGCTAATAAGTGGCTACACTACTTGTCATCTACTAACGTAAACTTTATAAATCCTTACGAAACAGGGTGGGATACACCAGGTAGGGAAGGTGGAAAACCTGCACAATTCAACCAGTTTGGACAAGCAGATTTGACAATGTCTAAAGTTATAGTTGACTATATTCAACTTATGACTAAGATTGAAGATATGATAGGTGAGCTTTCAGGTGTGTCAAAGGCACGTCAAGGGCAGATCCACCAGTCTTCATTAGTAGGCAATACGCAGCAAGAAATCATACAATCTTCTCATATTACTGAGCATTTATTCTATACTCATAACCAGTTTAAGAAACGTGTATATACTGCGCTACTTAATACTGCAAAAGCTGTATGGGCTAATTCAGGAAAGAAGAAGTTGCATTACCTTACTGACGATATGTCTAGAGTATTCATGGATATTACAGATGAGTTTATATACTCAGACATGGATATATTTGTATCAGATAGTACTAGAGAACACCAAAGCGTAGAGGCTATTAGGCAATTGGCTCAACCAGCCATGCAGAATGGAGCATCTCTATACGATATCTCAGAGATTATGTCTTCTAATAATCTTACTGATATGAAGAATAAATTGCAGAGAATCCAGACTACACAGCAGCAGCGTGAAGACGATATGCAACGTATGGCCCAGGAAGCTCAGATGCAGCAAAGCCAAATGCAAGCACAAATCGAGCAAGCTAAAGAGCAGCTTGAGTATGCTAAGCTTCAACAGAAGGATGGGGAATCTAATAGAAACAGTCAGACACAGGTGCAGGTTGCGCTTATTAACGCTGATTCTAGAGAGGCCATTGAAGAAGCTAAAAGAAATATAGACTTTGCAAAATTAGATTTAGAGTCTCAAGTCAAAGGTGACGAGATGGACTTTAAAGACACAGAATTACAAGAAGTAAAGCGTAGTAACATTAGCGAAGAAGCTATTAAACGTACTGCGGCAAAAAATAAACCAAAGACAACAACAACATCTAATTAATTTTATTAATTATGGATAATGATTTTTTCGGAGGATTTGCACCTGTACTAGGTACACCTCAAACACAAGGAGTATCAAATGTACCTGATACTATTATGGCTCCTCCAGGACAGACAGCAACACCACCAGATTTAGATATCTCTACTCCAGAGTTCGATGAAGATGGTAACCCAATACCTCCAGCAAGGACTGCTCCTACTGAACCAGTAGGGGGAGATCCTGTTGAGCCGACACCAACACCTACAGATTCAGATCCAGATCCAGATCCTACGCCAGATCCTACTCCCGATCCCGACCCTGACCCAACACCAGATCCAGACCCAACTCCTGACCCAGATCCTGTAGATCCTGGAATGTTTGGAGATTCTGAGCCTGAGATGGCAGAGTTTGTACAGGAGCAGTTATTTGAAAAGTTCGGAATGGAGATCAAAGAGGATGATAAGAGATTTGAATCTTTTGATGATGTAACAGAGTTCGTAATGAATGCTATTGAGGCCAATTCTATACCTTCTTTTGCAGATGATAACGTAGCAGCTATTGACCAATATGTTCGCGACGGTGGTAAACTTGAGGATTTCATGGGAGCTGTACACCAAGGGGTAAATATAGACTCAATTGATTTAGAAAATGAGAAAGACCAGAAAGCTTTAATTAGAGAAGACCTACAAAACCAGGGAGTTTCTGAAGCTAGGATTGCTCGTAGATTAGATCGCTTGGAGGACTCTGCTTTACTTGCTGAAGAGGCTGAAGATGCTTTGGATGCGGTTAAAGAGTACAGGGCATTGCAGTCAGAAAGGCTATTAACTGAACAGCAAAATATTAAGGCTAGACAAGAGCAAGCCAACCAGACATACATAGCCAACGTACAAAACGAATTAAAGAGCATGGATGAGCTGCTCGGTGTTAAGTTGACTGATAAGGAGCGTAGAGATACGTACAACTTTATCTTCCAACCTGATGCTGAAGGTAAAACCCCAATGCAGAAACATTTAAACTCTTCAGTTAAAAATGTAATTGAGACCGCCTTCTTCCTAAAGAATGGTGGCAAACTTAACAAAGCCATTGAAAAGAAGGCTACTTCAAGCGCTGCTAAAAAGTTAAAAGACAAACTTGCTAATAAGAAAAGAGGAGGCACAAATGTTGTTTCATCTTCTAATGACTCCGATACTTGGGGTTTACTTAGTAAGCAGCTTAGAAGATTCTAATATTAAAATATAAAAGATGAACAATAATATTCTTAACGGATTAGAGCTGTATAGAACTAAATACTTCTCTGATCTTGTAGATGAAAACAAGTTATCAAATTCATTGATGACTCGTCCATACGAGACGCAGACTGTGTTATCATATGTTTTCGGAATGAAAGAGAACAATGCTATCGAATTTCTTACTACTGGTATGGGTAAAACTATGGTTGTTGACAACCGTGAGTACGAGTGGTCATTGATGATTCAGAATGATAAGGCAATTGAAATCGTTAACGCTGAGTGGAACGGTGCAGCTATTACTGACACTTCTACTCCAGGTATCAACGGTACTCCTATTAAAATTTGGACAAAAGAGAAGTGGTTCGGTCCTGGTGCTATCGTAGCATTTGACAACCGTGACTACCAAGCTCGTATCCAAGGAGAGCCTTACCAAGATGGTACACACTTCGTATACACTGTATTCGTAATTAATGGCCCTGACGCTTATATTGATCCTGCAATGTTTAGTGCTGGACGTTATATCAGCCGTGATGGTTCTGCTTACGAAGAGTATAGTGAAGAAGCTGATATCGTGAACTATCAGACTCCGTTTAAAATGCGTAATGTATTACAAACGTCTCGTCTATCTTACGATATTACAGGTTCTGCATACTCTACCGTAATGGTAATTGCAATGAAACACCCTGAAACTGGTAAAGCTACATACTTGTGGTCAGATTACCAAGAGTGGGTAGCATTGCGTCAGTGGTATAAGACTCTAGATCGTCAGAACATGTATTCTCAATACAATACAAACACTGATGGTACTGTATCTTTACAAGGAAAGAATGGTCGTCCTGTGTATACAGCTGCTGGTTTATTGCAACAGATTTCTGCTGCTAACCGTATGCCTTATACTAAGTTGACTGCTGACTTACTTGAAGACTACTTATTCGAATTGTCATACAACTTAATCGACAAAGGACAACGTAAGTTTGTTGCCTTGACTGGTGAAATGGGTATGAAAGAATTTGATCGCGTATTACGTGAGAAAGCTTCAGGTTACCAATTAGTAGACTCTAAATTTGTTTCAGGTTCTGGACAAGAGTTAACTTTAGGTGGTCAGTTTACTACTTATAAGATGCTTAATGGTATCGAGTTGACATTGAAACATTTCCCACTTTATGATGATACTACATATAACCGTACTTACCACCCAATATCAGGTAAGCCTTTAGAGTCATATCGTATGACTTTCTTAGACTTCGGTACTCGTGACGGTGAGTCTAATATATGTAAAGTAGTTCGTAAAGACCGTGAAATGGCTATGTGGCATACTGGTGGTTCAGTTGCTCCAGGTGCAGGTCACTCAAAAAGTATATCTACTTTGCGTTCTAACGCGAAAGATGGTTACGCAGTTCACTTCTTGTCTGAGCAGGGAGTAATGATGAAAGATCCTACAACTTCAGGTGAATTATTCATGGACGCTGTAGCGTAATTAAATATTAAAGTTATCAACGGGGCCTGAGAGATCGGGCCCTTGTTGTATTATCTAGTTTAAATAAACTATTGGATAGAAATAATGGAAGTAAGATTAAAACATATTAGACCAGAAAGATGGTCAGGCGTATACCGATTCCCGAATTGTAACGACGCTTTAGGACCATACTTAACTAGGTCAGGTTCACTTTATACTGGACTGACAAAAGAAGACGAAGAACGCCTTGGAAACACTCTAGGGTACGACCTACGTAAATCTTCAGATTTTTGGGTAACATTTAGAATTCGTGTAGGATCAGAAGATCTTATATTTGATGGAGATGATCCAGAAGATGAATTAAAGTTACTATTTCTGAAGGGACATAAAAGAGTAAAAGCATCTATTACAGATGTGAAAGCTGGAACAGACTACTACTTGAGTAATCCAGAAGAAGAAGCAGATACATTTAATGAGGCTAATAGACTTAAGCGTAAAGCTAATATCGAATTCGCTAAACTTAAAGCTGCTGATATTAAGAAAGCATTGCGTATTTACGGATTGAAATCAGACAACGTAAGTGACGCTGTAGCTGAAGATAGATTATATTCTCTATTAGAAACTAATCCTCAGCACTTCCTTGATAAGTGGGTTAACAACAAACACCGCGCCACTGAGTATCTTATTAAAGAAGCTATGGCACAGGACGTTGTCCGCAAGTCAGGAAACTCTTACTTATATAATACAATTACGTTAGGTTACTCATTAGGCGATGCTATCGCTTTTATTGATAGTGGAGAAAACTCCGACATCAAAGCTGAGATTATTAACGTAACTACTAAAAAGTAATGACCGTATTAGAAATGCATACTGCAGTACTCTTAGGGCTAGACAAAAGTTCTAGCTTTGAGGTTGCAGCATACGAACCAGAAGATATAGACTATTGGCTTAACGAGTCTCAACTAGAGCTTATTAAGCAGAAAGTATTTGGTAATAACTATAGGAAGGAACGCTACGGAGAAGGCATTAAACGAGCAGATGATCTTGCAACTTTAATAGAGTATACAGGAGAATTATCATTTCCTACGGAACTAGTGCCTCACGCGTATCATCCAAATGTAGCAGGTGTAAGTATAGCAACACACATACCAGACTACTTATTTTATATAGGGTCGGATGTGCTGATTGCTGATCCGAATGCATCTACTACAAATACACCACATGAGTCTATATTAGTTGAAGAAGAAGTTATAGGCAAACTTATAGCTACTCCTTACAATGAGCCAGTACTTAGAAATGCGTATATATATTTAAAAGAGAATCAAGTAAATGTGATTTATGATCCTTATGCTACACTCGATTCTATATATGTATCCTATATTAGGAAACCAGATAAGCTTGTTAGATCGACTCCAGGAGTTGGTGAAACTACTGTATGTGAGTTACCTGAGCAAGTACACCCAGAACTAGTAGCACTCACTATTAGCTTAATGCTAGAAAATATTGAATCTCCAAGATTCCAAACTCAATTTTTAACTTTAAATAATAAAGAGTAATGACAGGAAGGGAGATGCAAATGGCTTTCGACGTTCAAATACAGAACGTTGACGGCACATACGAAATAGAAAATAAACCAGATTCATATACTATATTCTTTCATATTAACCAATCGCAAGAGAGGTTTGTAAAGACTAGGTATTCAGGTTTAAATACTAAGAAGGAGTCTTTCGAAGAGACTCAAAAAAGAACAGAGGATCTGAGAGAGCTTGTCGTAGAAAGCAATATCGCTACTTCGGCAGGCTCTGCTTCTGACAAACCTAACGCATATATAGCAACTTTACCTGCAGACTACTTTGTAGCTGTAGACGAAGAGGCTACTATAGAGTTTATAGATGGGTTATCTAATCCAGTAAGCAAGCGTGTGGGAGTGACAGAGTCAACTTCAGATACCTACAGGAAGCAGATTGACGACCCATATAGCCCTCACAAATTACATTACGAAGACGCTAGACCTTTAAGATTATACAAAGGTACTAGTATTGAGGTTATATCGGATGGTAACTACACAGTACCTACTGTACATTTAAGGTATTTAAGTATGCCTACAGAGATATCTCTGGCAGTTGATTGTGCTCTACCTGAACATACACATTCCGAAATTGTTAATATGGCAGTATCAGATTTTTTAAATACTGTTAAACAGTCAAGGAAGAAGGATGAAAGACCTGAAGTAATGGTCGAAGAATAAACGCAGAATTTTCTGCTAAACGGGGAATACCCATATATAAATTAATATTATGTTAACTAAAGTAAATAGAATTTTTATTGGTAAAGACATAGCTCGTACTGCAGCGGTTGTTGACGGTGCTGATATTACTGTATTACAAGCTAACCAAGTTGAAGGTGAAGTTGTAATATTAGATGCTAATTACCAAGCAATGATAGCAGGTACAGCTACTTATGCTGATACTAAACACATTTTTGTAGCTGAAGGATCTAGCGAGATCTTCGAAACTACTAACCCTGATGATTCAGTATTAACTGGTCGTAGACTTGTTATTTCTAGCCCTATAGAAGGTGCTGGTGTTGTGTCATTCACAGGTGAGTCATATGCAGCTAAGTCTGAAGCAGTAGGTGTAATATCTGCAATTACTGATACAATTGTACCAGGAACTGAGTATGTATTACGTATTGTTTATCTAGGCGATATCGCTGCTCAAAAGCCAGGTCAAAACACTGAGACTTTCAGATATATAGCTAAGTCAGGTGATGATAGTGATGCTGTATTCGTAGGTTTAGCCAAAGCTATTAACCGTCGTACACATGTAGAAGGCGTTAAGCGTGGACGTAAAGCTCTTGTAACTGCAACTGCAGCTGCTGGATCTTTAACTATTACAGGACGTGCTATCTTATCATGTACTACTAGCGTTAATGACATTGACGAGTTCGTACAGAATGACTTTAACTTATACTTAAACTACGTAGACAGTGACTATAACTGGTCTCCAGTAACAACTGGTGGTATCGCTTATACAGGTGCTGATCGTGGTGAAGGTACTTGGGAACTTATTCGTGACGTTGAGAAACATGCACAATCATATGAAGGTATAATGAACCGTACTTGGTTCCCAGTAATTAAACCTGAAATGCGT